CGGACAATTGTCGATAACAAATTGACTTCAATTGCATTATTATATTTTGTCAATAGTTTTGCGACAAATATTTTAAAAAATTTTTTATGCTAATTTCTGCAATTCTTCATTGAATAATTGGGCGGCGGTTCTGTATTCAAAAATTCCCCTTGGATAATTGTTAATCCAGGTTTCTATATACTCAATGTCCCTATCTTGCTTTTCGTCAAAGTTTTCTCCCTTTGGTATGTGGCGGCGGATTAAGCGGTTGTTGTTCTCGTTTGTTCCACGCTCCCAACTGCTATATGGGTGGCAATAAAATAAATATGTTCTTTTCTCTCCCTTGTGTACGGCGGAACGCTCCATGCCCTCATAGTCCGAAAATTCAACCCCATTATCAACCGTTATGCTCTGAAATACTATTTTGAACATATCGCCCCATTTTCTTTCCAGGCGGTCCAGGGCATCCACTACGCTTTCCGCTTTTTGGTCTTTCAGTTTAAATATAATCTCATTCCTTGTTTTTCGCTCCGTTAATACAAGCATACATGATTTTGTAACGCCTTGTTTGCCTTTTACGGTATCCATTTCCCAATGGCCGAAGTTTTCCCGGCTCTCTATCTCTTCCGGGCGTTTCTCTATGCTTGGGCCGGCTTGCGCCCTCTTTTGCACGCTCACTTTCTTATTGTGTTTCTTCTTTTTGCCTTTTACGGGCAGACTCTTATTTGTCAGTTTTAAAAATATACCCTTATCAATGTATCTGTAAAGCGTCCTTACGCTGATTGTGATTGTAAAATCTATTCCGCTTTGTGCTACTGCTGCCAATGCTGCTTCCGGGCTATACTTTTCTTCTATAATCTTGTTTTCTATAAAATCCGCTAATGCGTGGTCATTTCCAATTTTAAGATTGCGCCCTTTACCTTGGGCGTTCCAATCGTGGTTTTGTTGTCCTAAATCACTACTATATTTTACCGTTTCCGTGTAATCGCTATTCCTATGGGTGTACTCTCCCCGTTTCATTTCCCGGTAAATCGTGCTTCTATGCACACCCAAATAATCCGCAACCTCTGTTACCTTGTGTCCGGCGTTTAGTAGTGTTTCCATTTTTATTCTATCGTTTCTTTCCAGGTGCTTAAAATTCTTTCCCATAAAAATACCCCCGTAAATGGAAATAGGCGTGGAAATCTCCACGCCGCCTTTCCTCATTTTTTATTTTTGCTTTATCTCTTCCCGGTAAGTGATTTCAATGGTAATCGCAAATTCCTTTTCTAACTCGTCCAATTCGTACCTATCTTGTGCGGCCAAATAACGCAATACTTTATAATCTCCGCCGGAAACCTCGGCGTAGATGCTTTGTATATTCCCTTTATCAATCAGTTTTTTAACCTTTGAAACGGCGTTTTGCTTTATGCTTCCTATGTTGGTATCAAGCACAAAAACGGCAATTTCCGCACCCCCCCCCGAAAATTTTAGGGTTGCTTTTTCATTCAATGCGTACTTAAATATTTTTTCGTTTTCCCGTTGGTCCTCAATCAATTCTTTTTTGGTTAATTTGTAATCCTCGTTTTTCTCCACAAGGTCCATTATCTCTTTCAACTGCTCCGGCGTGCTTTCGATAATGTGGCGTTGTGTCTTTATAATGCCCTTTGGTGCTTCCTGGGTAACTGCTGCCGCCTTTGGCTTTTCCGTTTCCGCCTTTGGTGCTACTGCTGCCACCTGGTCTTTTTTGCTGAATAAGTTAGAAAATAATCCCATGTTGTGTTCCCTCGCTTTCTTTTTATGCTTCCCGGTTCATCCGTTCTTCTATTGCCTGGTTGATGTATTCGCTCACGCTCTGGCCCGCTGCTTTGGCGGCGGTCTTTATCGTTGCTTTCCGGCCTTTTGGCGTGACAATCTCCACCCGGTCATAGTTCGCCTTGTTAAACTCGTTTTGGTATTTAATTTGATTAAATTCCTCGCTTTTGGCTCTTGCCATTTTCCCACCGTCCTTTTATAATAAATTTAAACGGATTGGGCGGTTTTGGCAAGTCCGCCGCCCTTTCTGTTTCCCCTATATGCTACGCTTCAATATCTTTTTGCGTATCTTCTTTTAATTCTCTTACAAGTTCCAATGCCTTTTCGGTGTCTTTCTCTTCCAATGCCTTTTCAATCCTTGTAAGTATTCTTAAAAGTTTTCTGCTATATGCTACAAATTCTTTCATATCGTCCATTGCTTTCTCCTTTCTACGCTTGCCCGTTACTCGTTAAGATTTTGTTACTTCCTTAACTGTCTTTATTATATAGCATATTCCGTAATATGTCAATACATATTCCGTAATATTTTTAAAAATATTTTTATGCGTACAAAAAGGGCGTTCCGCAATGAAACGCCCTTTAATGCTCGTGATATATTTTTCCTTGCTTGCCGTTTTGACCGTCCGGCATTTGTTACTTTGTAAGGTTTGCAGCGTTTACGGCTGCCGTTACGGTGTTTCCGATACCGATAACAATACGGTCGTTCTTTACCTCGATTACATCATATTCCGAATACCAACACTTAAAAGCGTTTCCGTAATAATCATAGGCATTAACAACCTTTACTTTATCGCCAACCTGGAAACCGTGTTTGTTTTCAAGGTCGGCCCACGCTTCCACATCTTCCGCGGTTGCTTCCGTTCCGGCCGGTGCATCTGCAATTTCATTGTCTTTTGCAATGTTGGCGGCGTTTACGGCTGCCGTTACGGTGTTTCCGATACCGATAACAACACGGTCCCCGTTTACCTGGATTACATCATATTCCGAATAGTAAACGGCAAATTTCACGCCGTTATAGGTCACTGGGTTAATCACTCGCACCACATCCCCCACCTTGTATTCCCCGGTGGACTCTGCCGCCTGGTTGCTTGTCCCGGATGCTGCCGCCTGGTTGCTTCCGTCCCTGGTGTCATACTGTGTAAGGTTGTATGTGTTAATGATGTTCATTACATTTTTAACATAAGTCGGGCTTGTTGCATAACCGCCGTTTTTGATTGCGGTAATTGCGCTTTCTGCATCCGCATTATTTACCGCTCCGGCGTACCTTGTAGCCCCACAAATCAAATCGTAATAATCCGCCACGCTTGCTTCCACATTGTCATAGGCCCGGAAAGTGTCGGTAATGGTTGTGTAGTTTACGCCGTCATAACATTCGCTTGTTTTTGAGGAATAAACCTTGCCTTTCCAACTTGTCCCGGCTTTAATGCCGAAATAGGCGTTTGCCTTTGTCATAAGCCCGGATGTTCCCCACCCGGTTTCAAGTGCTGCCTGGGCGATACATACAGACGGCAAAACCCATTTTTCACGCTTTGCGTATTCTGCACGCGCCAACGCTGCCAACTGTTCAATAAAATTGTTTACCTGGTCTTTTGTAGCCATTTTTTAATCCTCGCTTTCGTCCTTATTTTCCGCCGTGTCGGCGTTTTTGTCCCGTAACTGCAAAAGTACATCTTTCAACTGCTGCGGTACTGCTATAAATTCCGCCGCATTCTCCAATATCGAAAGTGCTTCATTGCAGATAAAGAACACAATGACAATTTCCCTTAACGCTATTGTGTCCCCGGTCATGTTCTGAATGCTATATGCAACCGCTATCACTATGAAAATCATTATTTTCTTTGCAATCCCTTTAAAACCAATCTCGCTTGAAAGTTCTTTTTTATAGATTGCTTTAATAATGCCCGTGATATAGTCCAGGATGCAAAATAGCAAAATGGTATGTAACATTACATCCCAACCGCCAAATAGTGAAACTATAAGGCCGCCAACTGCTCCACCGACTACCGAAAAGGTGTTAAACATCTTTGTCATTTTTCCATGCTCCTTTCTGATTTTATAATTTCATTCTAAATTAAAAGGGCTTTCAATTCTGACCCACTTACACGGCAATTTGCTTTTCCATATTCTCCCATTCATAGAATAATAATTCATATTCAACCGCCTTTTGTATGTGGTAGGTGTCGGCGTGTCCCAGGTGTCCCATATTGCTATTGTATTTCCTCATAAATTCCTCTTTCGATAATTCCCCGGCTTCATACGCCTTTATATTTCCTTTTATGGTCCTTATTGCCCGTTTCCTTACTTTCTTATGGTCTGCGAAATGTTTATATCCGCAAAAATCAATGCCGTTTGCAGCGTATAGAATTGTGCTTTTAGGGTTTAGATGTAAAAGCATTTCCGTTTCCAAAAATTCTTCTATGCGTTTTACCCATTCTTTTAATTGCTCCAAATCCGGCGTTAATATAATAAAATCGTCCATATATCGTATATAATAGACAATGTGTAATTCGTGTTTACAAAACTTGTCAAGCCTATTGCCGTACACATTGGCGAAAAGTTGGCTTGTGAGGTTGCCAACGGGTATTCCTACGCCGTCCGGCAATATTCCGTTGTGGTCTATGATTTCATCAATCAGAAATAACGCTTTCTTATCGCCTATGTAGCGGCGGCATTCGTCCTTTAATGGTGTATGCGGTATGCTTGCAAAATACTTTGATATATCCCCTTTGAAAGCATATAGGCGCAACCCCTCTTTTACTTCCAATTCATAAAGCCATTGATATAGTGTATCACTTGCGGCGTGCATTCCCTTACCCGTCCGGCAAGCGTAAGAATGATAATAAAACCTGGCATCAAACACGGGTTGAATTGCATTGCAAATCATGTGTTGCACGCCACGGTCATAGAATGGCAACGCCATTATAAGGCGTTCTTTTGGCTCATATACTTTAAATACTGTGTATGGTCCTTGTTTATATGTAAGTGTGCTTATTTCATGGGCGGCCCTCAAACATTCCTCTTCTCTTATCATAGAAAACGCCAATACTTCATCCGTAAACCGCTTGTTTTTCTCTGCCTGGTGGAATGAAATATTGGCGTTGTCAAAGGTCCCCATTTTCTCATGTAGCCCTTTAACCGTGTTCATAAAATTTTGCCCTACCAATTTTCAAATATTGAATTTTACTAAAAGGCGGTTGCCTTTGTTATCTCGTTCCCGGATGCGTCCAGGAAACCGGGAAACCGTCTGACTTACTTAAAAATGTAAATCTTTGCCCGTGGCCCGTTGGGCTTCGGTGTCTATAAAATTGTAAAGTCACAGACGCACCACACGCCAATGTTCGTGTTCACGTTCCACGGGTAATTGTTGCAATTCACGCAACGCGCCCCGGCGTGAACGCCGTTGTTCCAATTACCGCCGCCAATGAGGGCGTGCAAGCCAACGGCTGCCGTTTGGTGCGAATTAACAGTTTCCCATATAAAAAGCGGTCCTTATTTCCAATTCCCACTCTTTACCGTTTCGATTATTCCGCCAATGATACAACCCATTTCCGCCAACTGTCGGCTTGCTACTTCGTAGCGGTGTTTACTCATTGCCGGATATTTCAAATCATAGGAAAGCCGTACCAATGTTTTAATAAACTGCAATTCCACATCTGCGTTATAAATATGGCTTTTCGTCCCGGTCTTTCTAAACCTTATGATACTTTTTAGCATTTCAAATATTGCGCCCTTTATCTGCGTTTGCAATGCGAATTTCTCAAATTTTGGAAACCCGGATAAAATGGGATAGATGTATAAAAGAAAATCATAGGTCTTTGTATATGCTTTCATGCTCTCCATATAGGCATCCGGGCTTTTACCCGGTTTCTTTTCATTCTCCATTTATCCCACCTTGCTTTCCTTTCCTTTATATGGGTGGGCTTTCGCCCACCCGTGCAGATTACAGACTGTCACAGACGCACCACACGCCAATGTACGTGTTCACGCTCCACGGGTAAACGTTGGAACTCACGCAACGCGCCCCGGCGCGAACGCCGTGGTCCCAAACACCGCCGCCAAAGAGGGCGCGCAAGCCCGTATTGCTATACATCCAAATTTGACCGTAGCCGGAAACTACATCATACCATGCACCACTTGATGCGGTCGGGTCGTGTAAAAATTCGTCAAGCCACTTGTAGACATTCCCCACCATATCCATAATGTTACGCACGGAAACGGCGTTTTTGATTTTGCCAACGGCGGTTCTTGCGGTATTACTCGTTGCGGTGTGTCCGTTTTTGTTGCTTGCATC